CTGATCGACAAGACCGAGGGCTTGACCGACGAGGACGCGGTCCCTGATGTTCCTGATGAGCCAGTCACTGTATTGGGCGACGTCTGGACGCTCGGCAAGCACCGGCTGATGTGCGGGGATAGCACCAGCATTGACGCGGTGGACAAGCTGATGGACGGGCAGAAGGCTGACATGGTGTTTACCGATCCGCCTTATGGGATGTTTCTCAACACAAACTATGACACAATGTTTAGTGGCGATGCGCGGCACAAAAAAACCGGGGAGCGGTTCAACCCAGTTATCGGAGACAATGACGACTTTAACCCTGACTTTATAAATACGGTTTTCGCCGCGTTTGGTTACTGTAAGGAAATCTTTCTTTGGGGTGCCGACTATTACAGTGACTTGATTCCAAATCGCAACGCTGGGTCGTGGGTCGTGTGGGACAAGCGGTGTTCAGACAATATGGACAAGGTTGTAGGAAACACGTTTGAACTTTGCTGGTCCAAAACAAAGCACAAACGAATGGTTGCGCGTATCTTGTGGTCGGGTCATCACGGCATGGCAAAAGACGATACCAAAAAGCGAGTCCATCCTACACAGAAGCCTGTTGAGTTGGTGGTTTGGTTTTTTGATTATTATTCAATGGACGGCAAGAAAGTTATCGTCGACCTATTCGGCGGCAGCGGTTCAACCCTGATCGCCTGCGAAAAGACTGCCCGCGACTGCCGCATGATGGAACTCGACCCAAAATATTGCGACGTCATCATAACGCGCTGGCAGAACTTCACCGGCCAACAAGCAGTTCATGGCGAAACAGGCGCTGCGTTTAATGATATTAAGAATCCTTTATATGCCGAGCAAGAGGCGACATAATGGGAGCGCGAGGACCAAAGCCCTGGAAGGCATCCGAAGAGACCATCGCCATGCTCAAGTTATGGGCTGGTTGTGGATCCACGCAGGAACAGTGCGCTACCATGCTCGGCATCTCGATTGACACTCTCAAACGCGATCAAGCCGCTAAGACAGCGTTCGAGGTGGGCAAGGCTGAGGCTATAGCGAAGATTGGTGGAGGTGTTGCAAAGCGGGCTATGGCGGGTAGCACCAGCGATGCGATATTTTACCTCAAAACGCAGGCTGGCTGGAAAGAGGTTAATGCGCATGAACACACAGGCCGAGACGGCGCACCCATCGAGACTGCCGACAAAACAGACCCGAAAATTATTGAGCGATCTCTGGGAAGAATTGACGCTCTTGTCAGAGCACTCACCGGAACAGGCAATTCCCCAGCAGCAAAGGCTGTTGAAGAGTAACCTTTGGTGTCTACTGACATTCGGCTGCGGACGGGCTGATTGCAACAACGATTGGGTTTATGAGCGGTGCCAGGAAGTGCAGGACGATCCTGATGGCCGCCTGGACCTATGGGCGCGTGAGCATTACAAGAGTACCGTGATTACGTTTGCGAAGACAATACAGGACATATTGAACAATCCCGAGATAACTGTCGGCATATTCTCGCATACGAGGCCAATCGCCAAAGGGTTCCTGCGGCAGATCAAGCAGGAATTTGAAACCAACGAATTATTGAAAGAGATATTCCCGGACATTTTATGGGCAAACCCGCGCAAGGAATCGCCCAAATGGTCAGAGGATGAGGGGATCGTTGTTAAGCGCAAGTCTAACCCAAAGGAATCCACGGTTGAGGCGTCGGGCGTAGTTGATGGCCAACCAACATCAAAGCACTTTAGCCTGCTGGTTTATGATGACGTTGTAACCAAGGAATCTGTATCGACACCTGAAATGATGGCGAAAACCACGGACTCGCTGGCGCTGTCCTATAATTTGGGGTCGCACGGCGGCAAGCGCCGGTTCATTGGCACCAGGTACCATTACAACGATACGTATAAAACATTGATCGAGCGTGAGACGGCAAAGCCAAGGATATACGCTGCAACGGAGGATGGCACTGTAGGCGGCATCCCAAGGTTTCTAACGCGGGAATCGCTGGCTGAAAAGCGCAAAGATCAAGGCCCGTATGTTTTCGGATGCCAGATGTTGCAAGACCCCAAAGCGGACGAAACGCAGGGATTTAAGGCTGAGTGGCTAAAATACGCTCGGCCCAGCGAGGCCAGCCTGAACATTGCGATTGTTATAGACCCGGCTAGTTCGAAAAAGAAAGCCAGCGATTACACGGCTGGATGGGTTTTGGGACTTGGTGGCGACAAGAATATTTATGTGCTGGACATGGTGCGAGACAGACTAAGCCTGACACAGCGCGCCGATCTGGTGTTTAATTGGCACCGCCGGTGGCAGCCCATGGCTATCGGCTATGAGCGATACGGCATGATGGCTGACATTGAACATATAAATGACAGGCAGGACCGGGAAAATTACAGGTTCCCGATTATTGAGTTAGGCGGGCAAATGCCAAAGGTTGACCGCATACGGCGGCTGATCCCAAGGTTTGAAAGCGGGAGGATATTCCTGCCGCCTGATTTATACAAAACGAATTACGAGGGCGTCGAGGTTGATCTAATCTCTGCATTCAAAAACGAAGAATATTTAGCTTTTCCGGTTTCCAGCCATGACGATATGCTGGACGCACTAGCCAGAGTTTTAGATGACAATATGCCGCTGCATTATCCAGATCCGTTAAACGATCATTGGGAAGATTACAGTGATATGACTGGCCGCAATAGCACCACGGGGTATTGAGTATGAAATATGGAATGCTTGATAGTCCCGTTACTGAAGAGCAGAATATCGAAGAGCAGGCGCTCAACATATTGGCGATTGCCGAATATGATGGCGATATCAGCGAATTTCTTGACGACACCGCGATAGCAAAAATTGAAAACAGCGTGTGCGAGTCATACGAACGGGACAAGCGCAGCCGTTCCGACTGGGAAGTCGTCGCGATAAAAGCACTAAAGGACATGGCTCAAAGCCACGGCGGCAGCTCAAAGGATTATCCATGGGAGGGGGCGAGTAACGTTCATTACCCATTGCTGCCATATGCGGCGATGCAGTTTAACGCGCGCGCTTATCCAGCCATTGTCAAGGGCGATGAGGCTGTATCGGTCAAGGTTGTGGGCGCTGACAAGGGAATGCCGCTGATAGGCCCTGACGGCAAGCCTGTGCAGCTTTTTCAGGGGATGGTTGTTGTCCCTACGTCGCAAGGAATGCTTGTCAACACGCCTGAAGGCCCGCAACCGTTGCCTGAAGGCGCGCAGACCGAGCCAGCATGGCAACGTGAGCCAGGTGCAAAGACCCGCCGCGCCGGACGTGTCAAAGATTATATGAACACGGTTTTGTTTTACCGGATGGATAATTGGGAAGGCGAGACCGACGCGATGCTTTTCCAGCTTGCTGCCATTGGCTGCGAGTTCCGCAAAGTCTGGTTTGACGGCACCAAACATTGCAGCGCATTTGTCCCTGCCATGAAGTTGGTTGTAAACAATGAGGCCAAATCGCTTAAGTCTGCGCCGCAAGTCACAGAAGAAATTGACGGCGTATTCCCGTTCCAGATAGCCCGCGAAATGGCGACGGGTAAATATCGGACGGTTGAATATGCCGAGGATGACCATGAGCCGCGAATGTTGCTTGAACAGCAGTGCTATATGGATCTGGACGAAGACGGGATTGATGAACCGTATATTGTGACGATTGACTATAAAGACAAAAAGCTGCTGCGGATTATTCCGAACTTTGGGCCTGCCGACATCAATCATGACGGCGAGCGGATTCAGTTTATCGATAAGGCGGAATACTACGTCAAGTATGAGTTTCTGCCGCACCCAGAAGGCAAGTTTTACAATATTGGCCTAGCCCATTTGCTGGATCAGTACGGTGAGGTAATAAACACGATCATCAATCAGATGCTCGACGCAAACCATGCTGCAACGGCGGGCGGCGGGTTTGTTGGATCGGGGTTGCGAATACAGGGTCAGGGTCAAAGTTCATCGATTCGGTTCAGGCCCGGCGAATATAAAACGGTCGGGGTTAGTGGTTCCGAGTTGCGCAGCGGCATTTACGAACGGACATTCCCGCAAACGTCGCCAACTATGTTCAATTTGCTGGATCTGATTTTAGGCGCGGCCAAAGATATTGCATCGATCAAAGATGTTTTGTCCGGTGACGCGTCAAATCAGGGTCAGGTCGGCACCACGCTGGCGATGATTGAGCAAGGTCTGCAAGTGTTTACGGCGATTTACAAGCGCGTTTATCGCGGGATGAAGTCCGAGTTTACGTTGTTGTTTCAGAATATCGCAAAGCACGGTAATGAGGAAACGGCCAAAGAATATTCCGAACTGCTGGACGACCCGCAGGCTGACTTTGAAACGGACTTTAATCAGTCGGATATGGATATCAGGCCTGTGTCTGACCCGTCTAGCGTCACCAAAATGCAGCAGATGGCACGTGCACAGTTTTTGCTTTCGACAATGGAACAGGCCCAGGCGGTTGGCGGAGACCCAAAAGAGATATTGCGCCGGGTTTATGAGGCTGCCGACATTGAGGATATTGAAAAGATTTTGCCGGAATCGCAGCCTAACCCAATGCAGGAAAAGGCTACGGAGCTAGAATTTGCCGACAAGGATGCATCGATACAAGAAAAGCTATCCAAGGCCCGCAAGAACGAGATTGATAGCAAGGTTAAAATTGCGGAAGTTGGCATAAAGGATGGCGCTCTCCAACTGGACGCCGAAAAAGCTGAGTTTGAGGCGTTGAAGGATGGATTTGGAAATGCAGCCTAGTCCGGAAGATTTTAAGGAATGGCAGGGACACCCCGTCACGGAATGGGTGATGGCGCAAATGATTAAGTTTGCGGGCCAGCAAAAAGAATTGTGGGCGCAAGAGGCATGGGCCGGTGACTTAAGCGAGTTGCTGCTCAATGAGGCTAGGACCCGCGCTGACTGCTACAAAGCAATACCAGAGAGCAATTTAGAAGACTGGATAGCGATAGATGATTCCGAAACTGAGTGACTGCCAAAGCCCCATCAGGCCAACCCATTACAATGTGGTTCTAGCAATTGACACCATCGGCGAGAAAACCGCTGGCGGGATTATCATGCCAGACAAACTTAAGGACCGCGAAGACGCGGCAAGCGAAAAAGGGTTGATTGTCGCTGTTAGCCCGATGGCATTTAAGGGCGCGGATTGGGATATGGAAACAAGCCCGCCGCAGGTTGGCGACACGGTTCTTTTTCAGCGTCATTCAGGCCGTGAAATGAACGTAGACAGCACAGATATTAAATACCGCGTGATTGCGGATGATGACATCAAGGGAATTTACAATGGCGGGATTTAGCGGACGCGACAGGTTATCCGGTTTTGAAGTGACCGACGAGGGATTTGTGCAGAGTATCCGGATGGTCAGCGGTTCTGGCGCGGCGGTCGGCACTTCCGGCACAGTGACAAAAACAAGCGTTGCCAGCCTTGCCACATCGGCAGTGCTTATCGCTGCGAATACGTCACGCGTCGGGGTATCAATCCGCAACACGGATGCAAATGTTTTGACCATTGATCCAAGCGGCGGCACTGCCGTAGCTGGCGAGGGCGTTGATTTGGCTACAGGTGCCTATTGGGAGGCCCCATATGGCTACACAGGCGCTATTTCAGGTATCTGGGCAGCAGACGGCACTGGTGCCGCGATTGTCCACGAATATACCTAACAAAATTCCCGTAAGCAAAGCGGGACACCGGCCAGAGCGGCCAAAAATCTGAGGTAAGCATGAACATAGAAGAATTGTCGCCCGGAGAGGGTGACGAAGCCGTTGTGCTGGATGAAGCGCAGCCGGAAGAAGATGAACCCCAAGTAGCTGACCCGCCATCGATTGAGGGATTGGCTGGCGAAATGGGATGGACGCCGCAAGAAACATGGCGCGGTGACCCTGAAAAATGGAAGCCCGCCGATCAGTTTTTGAAAACTACGGTTGATATTAACGCCGGACTTTCAACAAAACTGAAGAACATGGAAACGACGCTTGAACGGGTATCGCGGACTGCTGAACGGATAACCGAACAGCAAGTTGCGAAGGCTCGTCAGGAAGTGATGGACAAGCGGCAAGAGGCGTTTGATTCTGGCGATAACGATGCTTTTAACAAAGCTGAACAGGAATTGCAGACGCTTAACGTGCCTGCACAATCTGACCTGCCGCCTGAGACTAAAGACTTTATCGAGCGGAACGCTTCATGGTGGCACACAGACAGCGCGGCGCAGCAATATGCAATCCGGCTTGCCGATGATGTCGCACAACTGCCGCCGTCTAAACAGTTTGAATATGTCGAGCGGAAAATGAAGGATATCTATCCCGAATATTTCCCCGAAAAAACAAAAGTCAAAGCCCCGGCATTAAACAGCCCTGGCGCACGTCAAGCGGTCAAGCGCGACGTTGGCATGGCATCGCTGCCCAAGGATGCGCAGGCGATGTTCAAAGATTACCAGCGGAAAGGGATGACTGAAAAGGAATTTCTTGACGCATGGAAAGAGGAGTCTGACCAATGAACGAGGTCATAACAGAAACCCGGCGTCCGGGCCGTCCGAAAAAAGACGAAGCGACGCAAACCGAGAGACGCCGCCGCAGAGGCAGCACACAAATTAACAAGCTGGCAGTACCCGAAGAAGTGCAGAAACTACACCCTGATATGGAGTTTAGATGGGGGTCTGACACTGAAGGCCGGATGCAGCAGTTAACCGTAAACGACGACTGGGATAAAGTTCCCGGCGTCAAACACATTCACGGCGGGACGGATAAGACCGGAAACGGCATCAAGCAATTTTTGCTGATGAAGCCCAAAAAACTGATGGACGAAGACCGCGCAGAGAAAATGTCGCGTATCGACGCCTTGCAGAAAAATGCTCTTTCCAAACCCACTGCCGAACAAGCCATTGCTGCGGGGGCTGATCAATATGCAGTCCCGGGCAACAAACTTTAGGAAACAGAAATGGCAAATTCAGATGCACCATTCGGGCTTCGTCCCGTTGGTTATAAGGGCGGCGCTCCGTATAACGGCGCTGCAAACATGTACTATGTACCGGCTGGCGACAGCTCGGCGCTATTTATTGGCGATCCTGTATTGATTGCAGGCGGCGGCGATGCTGACGGTGTTTCAACCGTCACGCTAGCAGCTGCTGGTGACCGTATTACGGGCGTTGTTGTTGGCTTTGGCCCACAGAGCGTAGCTGCTGCTGGTTCTACTACCGCAATCAATCGCGGTTATCGCACTGCTTCGACGGCTGACTATGTGCTGGTCGCAGACGACCCTAACCTTCTTTTTGAAGTGCAGGAGGATGCAGCTGGAGGCGCTTTGGCTGCTGCTGATATTGGCTTGAATGCCGATCTGGTAGCTGCTGCGGGCAATATCTATAGCAAGCGTTCCGGCTATGAACTGGACACTTCAACTAAGGCAACCACGACCGCTCAAATGCGCATCCATGGATTTGTGCAGCGTGCTGACAACGTAATCGGGGCTAATGCCAAGGTTATCGTTAGCATTGTCGAATCCGCTCAAACCGCTGCTGCTGGCACGACCGGCGTATAAAGGAATAAGAAATGGCTATTACACGCTCAAATCATCCTTCGGCATTGTGGCCGGGGGTAAAAGCTTGGTTCGGGAAGTCCTACAAGGAACAGCCCAAACCATTTGAATCGTATTTCCAGATGGAAACGAGCAATAAGGCGTATGAAGAAATCGCAGAGGCAACCGGCTTTGGCCTTGCACCTACGAAATCAGAAGGCGCATCGATCCAGTATGACACGGACGGCGAGGGCTATAAGACCCGCTTTACCAATGTTGTATATGGTCTCGGCTATGCCGTCACGCGGGAGGCTATCGAAGACAACCAGTATAGCATGATTGCGACGCGGCGTTCCGGGGAACTGGCTCGGTCTATGGCAAGCACCAAGTGTATTGTTCATGCCAACGTACTGAATCGCGGGTTTAGCGGTTCGTATCTCGGCGGCGATGGCGTGGCTTTGTTCTCTGCCGCGCATCCTACCGTTAGCGGTGTGCAGTCGAACCTGTTGACCGCTGCCGATTTGTCGGAAACTGCGCTGGAAACCGCAGCAACCAACATCATGCTGATGGAAAATAGTCGCGGGCTGAAAATCGCGGCTAAACCGAAAACGCTTATCATTCATCCCAGCGAGTGGGCAAATGCAATGCGTATTCTGGATTCCGATCTGCAAAGCGGCGCGTCCAGCGACGCCACCAACACCAACAACATCAATGCGTTGAAGGTAAAGGGTGTTGTCGATCAGATCGTCATGGACCCGTATCTGACCGACACGGATGCGTGGTTCCTGACTACTGATATTCCGTATTCCCTGCTGTCGTTTGACCGCCGGGGCATGGAGTTCACGAAGGATAATGACTTCAACACTGAGAACGCGCTGGCAAAAGCCACCGAGCGTTACGCCACCGGATGGGCCGACTGGCGCGGCGTATTCGGTTCGGCTGGCGCAGGCTAGAGGTAATGGCGGGGTGTAACAGCCCCGCCGCTATCATATGACATATATAAATGGAAAGGTTCGCAGCTTGTGCGACAGGTGCGGGTTTGAGTATCCCCTGTCTGAACTTCGCCGCGAGTGGACGGGTTTGATGGTTTGCAATGCAGACTTTGACCACAAGCCCCAGGAATTAACGCCTCCGAAAGTCATCGCAGAAGGTGTGCCAAAGCGCAACGCCCGCCCTGACAATTCAGACACCGAGACAGCCAACGCCACCACCGCAGGAGACTTATAGATGACCACTAGCGGCAACACGGCTTTTTCATTATCCGCACGTGATATTGTTATCGCGGCGCTTCAGGACAATGCGATCATTGGGCTAGACGACGCGCCTGAACCAGAAGAGCTTGCCGCTTGCCTCCGCCGTCTGAACGCGATGCTTAAAACATGGCAGTCGCGCGGGCTGCTTTGGAAACAAGAAACAATATCACAAGTCATTACCGGAGGCACTGCCAATGCAGCACTGCCCGCATATGTTCGGGGTGTGAACGGCGCACGGTATTATGAAAGTGCCACCAATGAACGCCAGATGATGCGCTATGAGCGGGATGATTATTACAGGCTGCCGAATAAGGCTGCTGCTGGTGTTTCGACAATTTACTATGTTGACCGCAGCGTTGATGATTTGACGATTTACGTTTGGCCGGTCCCTGCTGCCAATGCAACTTTGAAAATTGATATTGACCGCAAAATGGACACTATCACAGACGGTTCTGAAACCATTGATTGCCCTGAAGAATTAGCCGAAACGATTTTTCTTAATCTTGCGGTTAAATGCGCCCGATTATTCGGCAAACAACCAACCCCTGATTTAGTGGCCAACGCGATGCAGGCCGAAAGGGAAATGTTCGATAATTACCGGCCCGCGTCTTATATGCTTGGCGGCGACTAATGGAAATTTTCTACGGCAAATCCGCATATGAGCGCACCGAGGGCGATCTTGCAGAATTGCCGGTTGTTAATATGTATGCCGAAAAGACAATGAGTGAAGGCGTTGTACTGCAAACCCGCCCAGGTCTTATTACGGAAAACACATGGGGAACCGGCAGTGTTGATGCAATCATCAAGCGGGATGGATTGTTTAGCCAGTCGGTCTTTACGGTCAATGCGACTACTCTTTACAAGGATGGGGTATCTCTAGGCAGTATAAGCGGCACTGGCGTCGTTAGCTTTGCATATACTGGCGAT